CACCTAGCACCTTGCCGATGGTCGGTGCGATGTAAGTCTGGATCAAGTCTGCGAATGCGCTAAACGATTCTCGGTTGTCGCTGATGGCATTTCGAACGCGGTTGAATAGGCTGACCGCGCCTTCGAACGCCGGACGCAAAACCCGAAGCACGATGTCCACCGTCTTTTGGATGTTATCGGCAAGTCCACCAGGCGCACCGAATGATTCGGTAAATCGGTTGATAACCGGCACCACGTTAGCGTTGACGAAATTGATGAGTCTTTCGAGGATTGGGAGCAAAGCGAATCCCACGGATTCTTTGGCTTCGTCGAAACCGACTTTGAGGCGATCGAGACGACCCTGAAAGGTGTTAGCGGCGGCGGCTGCCTGACCTTCGAACGTCTGCCCTAATTTCTGGGTTATTTGGTCGAATGAGAGGGTTGCGACCTCTGCCTTAGATAAACCCACACCCAGACGCGTTAGACCGCCTAGATTGCCTTCCTGGGCTTTTGAAAGGGCTTCTGTGACCGCTTGCAGGCTACGACCTGAACCAACCGATACATCCAGCGCGAGAGCTTGAAGTTTTTGAGCCTGTTCCAGATTGCCGGTCGCCCTAACGAGTCGATCCAGGCTTGGTCGAAGCTGATCATCGGCGACGCCGGTAGCGAGTGCGGTTTTCTCGATGAAGTCCTCGGTGGCTGCGACCTGGGCTTCGGTTGCGCTGGTTACGTTGACTAGGGTTCGACGTAGCGATTCCTGCGCCTTCTCATCCTCGATTGCTGCTTTGACTCCATCGACGGCAAGCTTGACCGCGTAAGCTCCTGCGGCGGCTGCGGCTGCGGCGAATGCTAGGGCTGCCTTCTTGCCGAACTCAGCGACCTTGTTGCCGAAGGTCTGAACTTCCTTCTCACCCTGACCGAGTTGTTTTTTGAGGTTGTCGACATCGGCAAGGATGGAAAGTTTCAGCGTGCGGAATTCAGCCATTTCAAGTCCACTTCTTCAAAATGCGATCAAAGGCTTCGACCCATTGGGCGACTAGTTGAGGCTGAATGCGACGGAGTGTCGGATAGATGAAGTAGCCAGTATTCCCACGCCCCGAGGATCTTGGAGTGCGCTTTGGAAACTGTGTGAATCGATTAGAACCGAACTCAAAACCACGCCATAGTTCTTTCGTCGTGCCACCACCGCTAAAACGCTGACTGGCGAACCCATAAGAGAATTCACCGACTTTTGAGGTTCTGCTAACGCGCACACCATCTGCGATTCGCCGAACCGCGACCGGATTGACTGTGCGAGTGAGCGCGGCTTTCCTGACTTCCTGCGCCGCATATTGCGCCAGCTCATAACCCATTTTCTTGGCTTCGTCGGTTGCTTGTTCGTCCATTGCTTTGAATGCGCCTATGACCGAACGCAGTTCCTTCTTGTCGAAGGCTAATGCTGGCTCGGTCACTTGCGCTCCTTCAATACTTCGAGAGCGGTTAGGATGTCTGATGCATCCGTCCACTCACTCATCGGAATTCTGGTCGCTATCGCCAATTCGACGATAAGCCGGCTCAGGCTTCCGGTTGGGTGACTTTTGGGTCGGACTCACCTGCCGCAACGTCCTCAACCGTGAGGCTCCAGACGTCAAAAGGTTTCACCGGTAGTCCTGCGGCTTGACGCTTGTGAGCGTGATACGCCAGGAACATAAGATCCCAAATGCCGATATTTCCTTCGGCGTGCGTGATCTTGTTGCCGGTTTCCCTTTCCCACTTAGCCCACTCCGGCGGCTGCGCGGTGTAGGTTTCAATAGATCCCGAGGTATATGTAATTGTGATTGGTAGTTTCATATCCCGATTCTCCGATTAGCTAAAGGACTCAGCCGGAACGCCGATGACCTGGAACTCAAATGTTACTGTCTGCGCGTCGTTTCCGCTTCCACCGGCTGACGGCCAGGAAGGAAGAATCTGGAAAGTAAAGACCGCGCCTGATGCTGCGGTGAACACGGTGCTGATTCCGGTGTTCGGTGCTGACTCAGCGACGCCCCAAAGGATTTCGCAAAGCGATCCGGCAACACCCCAATCAGCGAGCATTTCAACCGAAAAGGTGAAATTGTTATCGAGAACTTTGTAGGCTTTGCCATCGAGTGTCTCGTAGGTTTCGCGAACCATTTCGCCGCTTAGAACGGCTGAGGTCGCCTGAGCGTCGAAATTGTTACCACCGATAGTGAAGGTAACATCGCGACCGGTAATTACGGCGGTAGGCATTTCTGCTCCTTAGTTTTGGAAATAGGTTGAAACCCGAATATCAGCAACGAGCTGATTTGCGGATCCAACCTGTGTGACTGTTGGTCGGTTGACCTCTCCGACGATATAGCCGGAAGGCAAATTCGTCAGAACGCTAGTGATGAGCTGCTCCAAGTTATCGAGCGCGGCAGCGTTGCTCGCATAGTTGACGCCAACGGCAAGAACCATGTTGACGCGTAATCTCAGGGTTGCTTTGCCGATTGTTTCGATTTCCAAATACGGATCATCGGGAACGAATGAGACATGAGGAACTTGTGGAGCCTCGGGAACGTGATCGTAGATATTCGCAGGAACCGCAGCGAGCGAGGATTTGAGCGCGGCGCGAACCTCGGTCGCGATGGTCATAGCGCGATCGACTCCTGATCGATGTGACGCCCAAGAAGCCCTGAAACTCTGTTGAATAGGCTACGACCGAGACGGAACGGCGTCACCTGGAAATCGACACCTTCGATCTGACCTCCTACTGCGCTGCGTGATTGAAAGACCTCGGTGGCGACCGCTAGAACAGCCGACTCAACCTCAGGAACGCCTACGTAGGTGCTTGCGCCGGTTAGGGTCGCGGTTCCTGCCGGAATTAGGTTTCGTTTTGCGATATCGGCATTAGTGATCGCCACGCGAAAGGTCGTATCGCTAAGACCGTCTGCGAGAACGGTGTGAGTGCCGTTGAAAGGTGAGCCAGCATTCGCGATGACGACGCTCTGACCTTCGTTGAACACCTGAACGGCGTCGAAGGTAAAAATGGCTTGATTGCTTTGAAGCTCCACCGAACGAATCGGGCTGGAGTAACGAACGAGCATCGGGAGCACGACATTCTCAGCCGTATCGATGACGTCCTCCAAAATAGGATCCGAGTAAAGCGAAACAGAAACACCGAGGACGGCGCGCAACTGACCCACGCTGATGATTGTCGGCATGTCTGCTCCTTTCGATTAGGGATCCCGGGTGGGCTCGGGATCACACCCACCCAGGACTATTGATTGACTACGGTGTAACGGTGAGCTTACGGAACGCCGATGGGTAGCGGTTGACTACTGCGACGTAACCATAAATGCCGACCTCGATACGACCGTTTGCGACGACGTTCGCACGAATCTGGACTGTGCCGGACTCATGGAAACGCATCGCTGCGGATGGGTAAACGAGAGCGTGCTTGGTGTTTGTATCGTCACCGGTGTAGTTAGGATCGACGACCAAACGAAGTCCTGCGACGGTTCCAGCCGTTGAAGCCTGGGTAATGAGACCTGCTGCATTGTCTGGAAGTGCGGCTGCGTAGAGCGGACGCTTTGAATCATCTACTGCTGCGAGCAAACCAGCAAAGTCGATTCCTTCGGATCCGCCGGTGTTCGCGACGAGAAGATTGCTTGGTGTAAAGCGCATGACTCCATAGGAGTCAGCGATACCCTTTGCAATTGCGCCGTAGATTGTGGTTGCATCGGAAGCGGATGCGTTCTGCGATGCGATCTGAGCTGCATAAGCGTCGGTCTTTTGTGCGTAGGACGCGGCAAGCTCGCGGAGAAGCAAGTCGACGAACGATGGGTCCGAACGATCCACGAGCTCGACGTTGATGATGTTTGCACCTGCGAACTTGACGATGGTGTCCTCTTGGAAGGTTACGACTGTGTCGGTTGAATCGAACTCAACGCCTTCACCGGTAACTGCAACGGTCGCCTGTGCGCCGAGCTTAGGCGTGAACACTTTCATGCCGGACGCTGGAAGGGCTGCGCGCTCGATGGAGTTGATGAACGGACGTGAATCATCGATGACGCCGATGATGTCGCGAAGATAGTTTGGTGGAACCATTCCGGTGTTCTCGGAAACGGTAGCGATGTCGAGTGCTGCAACGAGATCGCGTGCGTCGGTGTCGCCTTGTGAAGCGCGAACCTGAGCGAGTGCGTATTGTCCTGCGGTGACGTTGAGATTCACGCGAGGAGCGGTGAACATAGGTGCAGACTTAGCCTGAACCTCTGCCACCGGTGCTTCTACCGTTTCGACGGCAGGAGCTGGAACGGTAGTGTCGGACACTTGTTCTCCTTGTGTTGTTGGTTGATCCTCGGAAGCGGATGCTTCTTCGGAAACTTGTTCGTCGCTTGCTGCGACCTCAGCGACTCGCGCTGAATCAATGGCTGGCTCTGTGACCAGGCTGACTTCGATGAGCTTGGCTGATGAAATCACCATCGCGCCGTCTTGGTTCGCCCAATCGTTGAGCTTCACGCCTACTGAAAAGCCGTCGCGTAATCCTTCGGCTGCTTCCACCAAAGCGTCGGATGCGACGGTCGTGTTTGCGAGCTTGAACTTGGCTTCGATGCCGGTATCGGTTACTTCTGCGCTGAGCATTTTGCCGATTGGCTTGCTCATCTCATGTTCTAGCAAAAGTTTCACATTCTTTCCGAATTGAATTGAATTCTCGCTGAAGATGGTGCGTCCGGCTGAGGTATTACCTTCTTCGCCCCATGTAACGATGCGACCGGTGAGCGTGCGTGACTCTACGTCTGCCGCCGTGATGGTCATTGGGAAATTGATCTTCATCCTAAGAGATCCTCCGCTTTCCTGACTTCCTCCACGGTCATCGCTCCGATGCCGGTGAGAATCTGATAAATCTGTGCTCGCTCCAAAGGATTTCCACGAAGGAAATCGTCCAGGTCAAAACGGACGCGAGTGCCTGCCGGTGTGAAGTCGTCCATCGATAAACGCGACTCAATTGCGGTCAGGATTGGACGAAGCGAGAAGTCGATAAGCGAACGACGCTCACTTGTAGCGTTGGAATACGTCATCGAGGTAGATTCTGCGCTGAGGAAGTATGCAGGGATTCCGCATTGACGCGCTAGTTCCAAAGCGATGTACTGACGCGCCTCGCTAAGTTGAAGTTGCTTAGGATCAAAACCCAAAGCCTGCAATTCGACGTCAGCGTTGAGGAAAGCGGTGGCGCGATTCTGTCGACTGACTTTCCATGATTCGAGAAGTGCTTTGATGCGCTCGGAAGGTAGGTTCGTGCCGGTCGATTTGAGAACCATCGTTGGGAGCGGTTCTTTCGCGTAGATTTCGGCAGCCTTTTCTAATTCAATCGCTGCTCTGATAGTGCGACCGGCACGATTCAAGATTCCTGCGTCTGCGAGGTTATAAAACGCAATAATGGAACCAACGCCAACCATAGGAACATTCTGCCCATTGACAGTGTAACCAATAACTTCTGTACCAAGAGGATTCGTGCGAACGCTAACCCAGGTTGGATCGATGCGCGTCCATTGACGAATGCGACCGCCATCGGAACTTGCATATTGGTCGAGGACTTGACCATAAGCAACCCCAAACAGCCATAAATCTTGTGCCAGGTAGCTATAGATTAGCGATGCAGGAACGCGAGGATCAGGCTGACGAAATGATCGCTCAACCGGAATGCGTTGACCTGTTGCGTCATTGAATTTTTCAACCGGTAACGATCCGACCGTTGAGGTGATGATTCCGTTAGCGCGTGCAACTGCCGGAACTGATAAAGCGGATGCGCGAGGAACGCTAATTGTGCCGCCTGCGATATTGAGTGCGGTTTGGTTGACGTAGAAAGGTGCGAGAGAAGCTGCAACGTCAACAACGTCGTCAGCTTGTTTTGGAGTGCCGAATAAATCGGATAAGACGCCCATTGATGGATAATTCTAGCACGAAAGACCGTCTAATAAACGAAACCGCCGGCGTCCAAAGACCGGCGGTCGCGTTTCCTGGAGTATCTGACTCCGGGAGCGGATCAAGCGCGTTCAGCCTACGACGATGTCGATCCCGTCGTCAACCCGAGTCGCAAAGTGAGTGACTAGGGCTGACGCAACGGCAGCGCAGACGGTGGCGCTGGATGCCCGACGACCGATAACCCATGAACTATCACCACGTTGATACTTCACGGCTGAAAGCACCTGCTTAGTAAATTCCTCCTGACCTGAGTGCCGAAACCTGCCTGAATTGATGGCTCCCGACCATTCGTCGCACGCTTGCATGTAATCGTTGCCATCGACGTCATGCACCGGGATGCCTGCCGGGATGAGTCGAACGGCAATCGCGGATGCGGTTTGCTTCGAGTAAGCAAGCGTCTCGACCTGATACTTTCGAACCCAGGGCGCGATGTCGTTCGCCAGGGCTTTATCGTCGAGAGCCAAATCTGCCTTCCATGTCTGCAAGAGGACGACACCAAATCGGTCGCCGTCGAGCTTTTGAGCCGCAACCAAAGCCGCTTCCTGACGACTAGGGCTGAGATCGATACCGAGCCAGGTGGTCTTTTGAGGATCAAGCACAATCTTCTCATCCCGACAGGTTTCCCATTGATCGGGATCAACCGCACCGTTCAAAGTCGTCACCCATTGGCAAAGCATTTCGGTTCGGATTGTGTCCGGTGGATCATTGAGAGCCATTTTCAGATTCTCAGGATGGATCGTGTAACCCAGCGATGGATTTGCCTGCGCTAAGCCTTCCCACATTTTCAAAGATCCGTCGATGGGAGTATCAGGATGCGCCGAGTACTCCCACCAACCGATATCGTCACCCGAACCGCTCAGAGAGGCGAGAGCGCGATCACGTAACGAATTCAGGATCACCGATGAGGCGTCACCGGCGTTCGAGTAAATCCAGGTCTGCGGATTCCTCGCTGCCTGGAGCGTATAGCGAATTGATGCCCAAGTTGCTTCGTTTTTATACTCGCGAAGCTCATCGAGGTGGATGGCTTCGGGCTTTGAGATACCGCGAGTCGCGTTATTGCTCGCTCGGTAAATATACCGGGCTCCGTTCATGAATTGGATTTCTTGTTCGCCATTCGCCCAGCGAATTTTCTTGACCTCGCCTGCGAGCTTCGAGGCTTCCACTATGTCTACGAGTCGCTTGAAGGATTCTCGGGCTGTTGAAATGGTGTGAGCCGTTCCAATTTGCAGATCGTCTCCGTAAAGCATGGCTCCGGCAAGGATGCGAAGGATCATGAAAGTCGTCTTGCCGGACTGCCTGGCGATCAGAAGCCCATTGAGCGGATAAGCCCACCGACCGTTTTCTTTGACCTTCAGGCTGTTTATGGCTACGAATTCCTGCCAGGGAAGCAACGGGAAGCCGATTTCGCGGCAAAAGTCGATCATTTCCTGACCGCGAGAGGGTAAATCGTTCAGTTTTGAGTGAATACGAGGCTCAGTCACACCTCTTATTTCCGATATGAGCCGATCATTCACGATGCTTCCTCATTTCGGTCTACCGACGCAGATTCCTCGCCGTAGTGGACGATTGTGCCCGTTTGAGAGGTAAAAGAGTCCAG